AGCGGCTATTCCAGTACGGCTGGTTCGAGCGGCGATTACAGTACGGCGGCAGCCACTGGGGCTTATTGCAGCGCAAAAGCAGACGGAAAAGATAGCATTGCCGTTGTAAACGGCGCTTGCGGTAAGGCGTGCGGCGCACTGGGCTGCTATCTGATGCTGACTGAGTACGACGATGACGGCAATATGCTGTGGGCAAAGATGGCAAAAGTAGACGGCGCTCACATCAAAGAAAACGTCTGGTACACGCTCAAAAATGGTGAGTTTGCGGAGGCAAAGCCGTGAAAAAGCACTGCAAAACCAAATTGAAAGAAAGGAGTAGGCCATGCAAAAGCCTAGCCTTACGATAGGCGAATGCGTCCAGATCCTGCGGGATAACAATATCTCAAAGACCGAAAAGGTCTTGGGAGCACAGATCCAGGCGGGTCTGTTTACCAGCTGGGCCATTCCGTCAGTGGGAACAAAAGAACCTTGCCCTGACATCTCCCGCGCCGGTTTTATGGCGTGGGTGAAGGACTTTTATAAACTCGAAAGGGTTTATACAAAGGAGGAACCGAGAGAATGAGGAAGAAACCGATGAATTTTCGACTCATCTTAGCGCTGGACGGGCTGGCTTTGCTGGCAATCATCGGCGCGGTGCAGGTGGTGCGCTGGGCCTGCTCCTGGCTGGCCGTTGCGCTGACCTGCTGGGGCGGCTGGGACATCGCCGAGGCTGCGCATGCCGCGCCTTGGATTATTGTTGCATTCACTGCCGGGCTGACAATGTCGCTTTATGGGATGCATGAGGACAACAAACGGTATAAGCGCAGCGGCTGCGGCAAAATCGTCCGCAACCATGCCCGGAACCCGGAGTATCCGCAGGATGAGGAGAAGGGCGCATGAAGCTGGAAGAGTTGATTCGGCAGCAGGCCGAAGAGTACCTGAAAACAGCCACACGGCTTGCAACGGAGTCCGCGCTCACGGGGGACATCTGGCTGCGGGTCATCTGCCGGGAAAAATCAGAGGTCTATAGCGCGGCAGCAGATGGGCTGCTCACAGCCCTCCACGATGCGGAGGACGTTGCACATGGCTGATTATATCCACTATATCACATGGTACACCGTGTACAGCGCCAAGACCGGTGAGGTAGTGGCAGCGGGAACGTCCGCCATGTGCGCTGCGAAGCTTGGATACAAGACCGCCAACAGCTTTGCGTCTGCCGTTGGACACCGGCGCCATGAAAAAAAGCGCCCGTACAAGTACATTTTTGAGCAGGAGCGCATTGATCGTGCGGAGGTTGACTGTCTCCCTCCGCTTCGACGTTACTGCAAAAAAGTGAAAAGGAAACAGAAATATGAACGGTAGATATATGCGAGCCGCAGAGATTCGCTGGCATAATCGTCAGCCGGAGCGGCTGCGGCACATCCATCGGAATGAAGCTCAAAAACAGCAGGCTTCATTCTGCTGCCACGCTTACCATAAAGGGGATCCTAGCAGATGCGATAAATTGGTTTTTGCCGGTTTTGACCCCGTGTTATCAAGTGTGCAGGCTCAGCATTGGGCGGACGAAAACTGGCCGCTTTATGACCATATTGACGTTGTAGATTCTTCTGGCCGCAAGATTTACGGGAGGTAATACACATGAGTCAGACGTTAGCCCGCAGAGCCCGCATCAAAGATCTTTCCAACAAGGCCGAGGGCATTTTCCAGTACGTCGGGAACGACAATGTGCTGTTCCGGCTCATCAGCACCGGCAACAAGCTCACCAGCGACGTCAACTATGCTGTGGCTCTGTTCACCGGCTTTGCTCGGAGTCATCAGCTGAGTGATTTTGAGACACGCCGCACAATCGACTCAATTTATCGCCGGGTCGGTGAGCTCATGTGCCTCATCGACATCGTTCATGCCGCTGCTGGCGAGGAAATCATGCCAGAGCCGTATGAATCCATAGATTTTTGTTACATGACCGAGTATCGCACCATGCTACGGGAAGCTGTCATTCGTGGGATGCCGGACAACTACAAAGGCCCGGCACAGAACCCATACACCATCAGCCTCGTCAAACCGGGTGCCGCTTACGGAGATGGTTACACACCGGACGAGTACGATGACGATTTCTTCGCCCGTTTCACTCGCAAAGAAGAACCCCGTGACCGGAAGCTCGTCTTCCGCTGCACCAAATCCGAGCTTGACGCCATCAAGCGTTATGCAAATATCATCGATATTAAATTTACCGAGGAGGAAATTCATCATGCCTGAGAAAAACCAGACCCCTATCGAGATGCTCAACCAGAATGCAGCTGTCGTCCAGAGTGTCGAGGTGCCTGCGCCTGTTGCGCCCACTGCACCCGCTCAGTCGCCGCGTCAGAGCTACGCCGAGAAGGTTCGGGGCCTGACCATTGACGAGCGCAACTGGATGCTTGCAAAGTCCAAAGCCGCCGCGATGGCGCAGCTTCCCGAGGGGTTCTTGCCCCAGACCTACACCGGCAATCCCGGAGCGTGCGCTATTGCCTGCGAGATGGCCCTGCGTATGGGCGTCTCGCACCTCTTCGTCATGCAGAACCTTTACGTCGTCCATGGTATGCCCACATGGAGCGGCAAGAGTTGCAAAGCCCTCATCGACAACAGCGGCCAGTTTGCAGGCCGCACCCGCTACCGCATGGAGGGCGAAGAAGGCACCGACAACTGGGGCTGCCGCCTGATCGGCGTGGACAAGCTCACCGGCGAAAAGGTTGAAGGCCCGAAAGTCACGGTCAAGATGGCAAAGGATGCCGGGTGGTGGAACAAGAATGGCAGCTACTGGCCCAAAATGACCGAAATGATGCTCAAGTACCGCGCCGCCGCTTACTTTGCCCGCGCCGAGTGTCCGGAGATCCTGATGGGCGCCAACATCGACTACGAGGTAGGCGATGGCGACGCCGAGGAAGAGGGTGCGGCCCATGCTTAATGTTGTTGCGCTGATGGGCCGTCTGGTCTACGACCCGGAGCTCAAGACCACCCAGAACGGTACCAACGTGTGCAGATTCCGCATCGCGGTTGACCGCAGCTTTACCCGGCAGGGCGAAGAGCGCAAGGCTGATTTTATCGACGTCACCGCGTGGCGGCAGACCGCCGAGTTCGTCTCTAAGTATTTCCAGAAGGGCAGCATGATTGCTATCGAAGGCAGCTTGCAGACCCGTCAGTACCAGGACAAGAACGGCAACAACCGCACGGCTACCGAGGTTCTTGCGTCGCAGGTGAGCTTTTGCGGCGGAAAGGTTGCAGAGAAGCCCGCTGTGCGCGATTTCGACCAGCAGACAATCCATGTGCGCGAAGCAAACACCGCTCACAGCGCCCCGCAGAAGCCTCAGAGCGTGCCGGAGTATTCGCAGGGCAGCGCAGACGACTTTTTGGTCATTGATGACAGCGAAGACCTCCCGTTCTAAAACGAAAGCTGCGCTATCTGGCTATACGGGCGTGCAAAGGAGGTGATTGAGTGGCACAGGACGATAAAAAGTCATTTGTGGCGTATCTGAGCTGGTTCGATGCGCTGGAAGAATACTCCGACGCAGAGGTTGGGCAGTTGATGCGAGCTCTTGCACGGTATGCCAAAACCGGAGAAGAGCCCGAATTTTCAGACCGTGGGATGCGGGGCAACTGGAAATTTATGTGCAGCGACGTAAAACGGGCGTCTGAAAAATGGGATGAAACCCGCAAGAAACGCAGCAACGCCGGAAAACGCGGCATGGCAAAGCGCTGGGGAAAGCCTGACGACATAACAAAGATAACAAACGATAACAATGTTAATGACGACATAACAAAAATAACTGTAGATGTAGATGTAGATGGAGATGTAGATGTAGATGGGGATGTAGATGTAGATGGGGATGTAGATGTTGTAAAGCGCGATAACACCGTCGCCGTTGATATGGAGTTATCAAAAATCGTCCAGCATTACCAATGTGCTATCGGCGACTTCCCGCGTTCGGCGCTGGAAAAACTGCAAAAATGGCGGCAGGAGTACAGCACGGAGATGATTTTGCTGGCGATTGACAAAGCCGCAGAGGCCGGGAAGCGATCATGGAACTACATCAACGGCGTCCTGTCTGGCTGGCAGCGGGACGGGATACGCACCCCGGGGGACGTGACAGCGAATGAGCAGCGCCGACGAGAGCAGCCTCGCGGGAAACAAGCCACAGAAAGCACCGCAGAAGCATACGCAAATATTTTCAAGGGGGTGAAACCGTGACAGTGGAGATGATGACAAAACTTCTTGCGGACGCTGAGGCCTATTTTGGACGGCCTCAGACCGCAGAGAACCGCGCAAGCATCGCGGAGATCTGGGCGAACTCATCGCTCAAGGATGTGCCGGATGAGATGGCCTACAAGACGTTCCACGAGGTGATTTCGGAGTGCAGCTGGCAGAGCCAGCTTCTCCCGGCGTGGAAAAAGGCCGTCGAAAAGGCCCGTGGCGAGCAGATGCTGGCGAAGCACTGCCTTGCTGCCCGCACCCGGATGCTCAAGTCCAGGGCAGAAAGAAAACTTCTTGGGCAGAAAAACCAGAACGGAGGACGAAATGCCTAGATACAAAGTCATCGTAGAGTGCAGCGGTCCGCACGGGAACGCGGCACTTACATACCGGATCAACGCTACGAGTCAGTTTGCGGCAGAGTTCCGGGCCTGCCAACTGGCTGGCGACCATTACCCCGAGTATCGGGACATCAAACCGGTGAGGACGGAGGTGTTGAAAAATGACGATGACGCCGTGTAAAGACTGCCCCACTCGTCACCCGGTATGCCACGACAGCTGCCCCAAGTACGCCGAGTTTAAGCTCCAGCATATCGCAGAGCTTGCTTACACCAAGCAGATGACTGACCGGGGCGTTGTCTACCACTACGACCACGAGGACCGTCACCGGGAGCGGGGCCGCAAGAAGTACATGGGAGCGAACGGAGGTGCGGACAGATGAAACCAAAAACCAAATCTGAGCTGATGGCCGAGTGGGCCAGCCAGCCCGGGCAGCTCAAAAAAGAGCGGGAGGTCAAGGCTGTCCGCAAGGCGATGGACGATGCCCGCGCCGTGATGCAGGAAGGGCTGACCCGGTACGTCAAGAAAAAGACCAAAGCCCGCAGCATGGCAAAGGCTGAAGCTGACCCATTTGCTGAGCTGGAAGGCTGGGATAGCATGGAGCAGATCCAGGATGCCTACGGCTATGGTGAGATCACTGCCGACAGGCGGGACAATCTCACCGACTTGTGGGAAGCCCGGGAAGCTGCCAGGAACAGCCGCAAGGGTGCGGACAAGTACCACGACCTTGTGACGGAGATGCTGGAAACGGCCATCCGCAGGGTTGGCAGTGAGTATGCCGACATGCTCTTTGAGTACGACCGGCAGCGCAGTGAAGCTGAAAAGCAGTGCGAGCAGCTGGCGATGGAAGGGATGATGAAATGACTGAAATGCAAAAACTGGACGCTGCCCTTACTGAGATGGGCGTCGAGCACACCTACGATCGCGAGTACATGGACGGAGAACAGATTATAGTCCTGAAAAACGGCAAGTACCACTGGGACGCAATTTGCATCCCGGGTTCCTACGGCTGGGGGGATGGCCTGCTGGAAGTAATGGGAAAACCTCTGGTGGGCAATGCTAAAAACGTGCTGGGGTTCCTCACTGCGGATGATGTGCTGAAAATGTTGAATGGGAGTGAAGCTCATGCCAAACCATGAGGATTACGTGTGGTACAAAGAGCATGGAATCTGCCCGGCGTGTAGACACGCAAAGGCTTCTCCCGGAAGAGTACTGTGCGATGAGTGCCTTGAAAAAAATCGTGAAAGGGGCAGAATCAGGAACAAGAACGAAGACAGGGCGCAAGCTAACTCTTACCAGAAAGAGCGCAGAGAACGGCTAAAAGCAAGCGGAATATGCTTTCGGTGTGGTAAACGTAAAGCAGAATGCGGGAAGACAATGTGCTCAGAATGCGCTATTAAATATCGCAGATGGGACAGAGAATGGCATTCAAAACATTCTCGCCATTTCAAGGAGACAGGCCAATGCCAGTGGTGCGACAGCATGGCGATTCCGGGTAAAAACTACTGCCAAAAGCACTACTACGACCTCTGCGAACGCATTGCAAAAGGCCGAAAAGCGCAAAAAGATAAAGCGAACTGCAAGCGCATGAACAATGCGTTCTGGATGGAGCACAAGAGGGGTGGTGTACAATGCACTTGACCCTTTACGGCGACCCCCGCACAAAGAAAAACTCTGCCCGCATCCTCAAAAGTCGCTCAGGCGGGCGCTTTGTGGCCCCTAGCAAGGCCTACGTGGATTATGAGACGGACTGCCTGCGGCAAATCAAAAGGCTGCGCAGCCCCATCTCTGCCCGTGTGAACGTGAGGTGCGTGTACTACATGAAGACCGCCCGCCGGGTCGATCTAGCAAACCTCATCGAGGCTACAACGGACATTCTGGTAAAAGCCCACGTGCTGGAGGACGACAACAGCAAAATCGTCGCCGCCCACGATGGCAGCCGGGTGGATTACGACAAGCAAAACCCCAGAGTGGAGATCTGGATCGAGGAAATGGAGGGATGATATGGACTTGCCAAACAAAAAGTACTCCGTCATATACGCAGATCCACCGTGGAACTATCTGCAAAAAGGAGCGGCTGGTAAAAAACAAGGGTACGCAGCCCAGCATTACAAAACTATGACTACCGATGATATTTGCGCTCTGCCTGTCCAACAGCTTGCGGGGGGTGGATGCCTATTATTCATGTGGGCAACATTTCCCACACTCCCGGATGCACTTCTAGTTATGGATGCTTGGGGGTTCACTTACAAAACCGCTGCTTTTGTTTGGGTGAAAAAATACAAATGCGGAAAAAACTTCTTTGGGATGGGTGCATACACCCGCGCAAACGCAGAAATTTGTCTGTTGGGCGTGTCGCATGACTTTTGCGCAAAAAAGCAGATAAAAAGCCACTCCGTGCGGCAGGTTATTGAGGAACCTATCCAAGCGCACAGCGTAAAACCAGAAGAAGCACGGCGGCGCATTGTTGATTTGCTGGGGGATGTGCCGCGCATTGAACTTTTTGCCCGTCAACGTGTGCCTGGTTGGGATGCGTGGGGCGACGAAATCGAAGAAAAGGAGGACGAAAATGACCCAAACGTGGACGCTTGAAACTGACACACCGAAGCCGGACGGCGGCGTGGACTACCGCACCGTCAAGGCGTGGTTTCAACAGTGCCGCGACCTTACGGCGGCTATCGAAATCCAGAAGCAAAAAATACAACGCATCCGGGACGTGGCCGAAAAATGTACCCAGAGCCTGAGCGGGATGCCTGCGGGTGGTGGCAATGGGGACAAGGTGGGCTTTGCTGTAGAGCAGCTGGACACCGAGCGCCGACAGCTTCAGAGGATGGAGACGGACCTGTGCAATCTGCGTGTCGAGGCCACCCGGCGGGCATACTGCCTGATAGCCGAGCCGGAATGCGCCGAAGCGATTTGTGAGCACTATGTCATAGGAAAGTCTCACAAGGAAATTGCAAAAGAAGTCGGCGTATGTGGGGCAGATGTGATCTACCGGCGAATCAAACGCGGATGCATGGCCCTGGCAGAGATATGGGACGAGTTTTCTGACGTGCAGAGTGTACAACATGCACAAGAAAACACAGCGTGATTTTGGCAGGGGTCAGCTCTTTTCAAGTCTGTAAGCTTAGATGTAAAATTCTAATAAGCGGTTCAGCGCTAAGCGGTAGCCGCTTGCCACGCAGCCTCCAGAACGGTCCCTTCCTTGTGACAGGTTTTCATGCTTTCCTGTTCTCCTTCACCGTTTTGCGGGCTGCTTCTATGCGATACACTGACACAAAGGCAGCTTGTCGCTCACGAGAGACAAGAGGCGGTTCGATTCCGCCGTATCGCACCGTATGGCGCATGGACTCATCCCCCACAAAGCTGCACGCTTAACCTCCCGTGCCACGAGAGAAAGCTTTGAATCCCTGAGGGTGTGGGTAGACTTCCCGACGGGATGTGCGTCAAACAACAGCCCTGGTTCTCCGCCAGGGCTGTTTTATATGGCCGCCTGAGCGCAGTACGGAGCGCGTGTCAGCTGAGATATTGCTGGCTGGTTCGAGTCCAAGGGCGGTGTTTTATACTCCGGTAGCTCAAGTGGTAGAGCGGCGGTCTCCAAAACCGCATGTTGCAGGTTCGAGCCCTGCCGGGAGTGCTTGCATGATCTGACGAGAGCGGGGAGTGCAATAGCGGGGCATCCAGCCGCGAAAGTTCTGGGTGCAGTAGCATCCACCGTTTACGTCTGTCCGTCAAACTGAATGCACGGGTGCTGCTTATATGCCGTCATAGCTCAACTGGCAGAGCGCCGCCCATTTAAGGCGGGACAACATTGGTGATACCACGGAAACATCACTGCACAGCCAACCACTGCGCACATCCATTCCGTGGGTGCTGGTTCGAATCCAGCTGGCGGCTAGCGTGATTTTAGAGTGTCCACAGTGGACATTTTTGGAGAGGAGGCATACAAATGTTTGAGCGCTTGAAAGAACTGATTTGCGACATGGCAAAGTTTTTGACGCGTCTCGGCGCTGGCCTTATCCTCTCGGCCTTACCGATCAGAAACAAAGAAAGCCACTTTGTGCGCTATGCGCGGCGTTTCGGTTTCCGTGCAGACCACACAAAACGCGAGCCTCGGGCAGAGATCGGAGGCCGTGGCTGTATCCAAGGAGCACGGCCTGCTATCCGTGCGGATTAACCGCTGCTGATACAATACGATTAAAAACCGGCTTTTTGCATGATGAGCTCCATGCAGCAAAGCTGGTTTTTCTTATGCCGCTTTAGCTCAGTCGGCCAGAGCATCCGGCTCATAACCGGACGTGTGCAGGTTCGAGCCCTGCAAGCGGCACATTCGATATTTTGACCGTTCGGATTTCCGGGCGGTTTTTCTTTTGCACGAGTTTAGAGAGGTGGTGGCGGTGAGTGCGAAGCGGCTGACAGACAGGCAAAAAAAGAAGATCGTTGCTGACTATGTGCAGTTGCAGAGCTACGCCAGAGCCGCCAAGCTGAACGACGTGGCAGAAAGCACCGTGCGGAAAATCGTGAAAGACAATCCCAAGTGTGCGGATTTGTGCGCCTTAAAAAAAGAGCAGAACACGCAGGACATGCTTTCCTACTTAGGCAGCAAGCGCGGGGAAGCGCAGGATCTTCTCGGGCTGTACCTTCAGGCGATGGCTGACCCTGACAAGATCGCAGAGGCAACGCTGCCGCAGCTGTCCACGGCGTTTGGCACCATCGTGGACAAGTTTGCCGTGCTAGACGGCCAGAGCGGCATAGAAGCCCCGGACGATGGCCTGCTTGAGGCTCTGAGCGCTGCCGCAGACCTCAGCCCGCCGGACGACATGGAAATGCTGCCGGAGGAAGAGGACGACCATGCGGAAAAGTAACGGTTTTCGCTGGAAAGCCCTCAGCCAGCGGCAAAAGCAGGTCTTGAGCTGGTGGACGCCGCAGAGCGCATACAGCGGCTACAACGGCATCATAGCAGATGGCGCTATTCGCTCGGGCAAGACCTTTGCCATGAGCTTTTCGTTCGTACAGTGGGCCATGACCTGCTACAGCGGCCAGCAGTTCGCCATGTGCGGCAAGACCATTGCCAGCTTCCGGCGCAACGTGCTGGGGACGCTCAAGCAGCAGCTTGCAGCCCGTGGCTACAACATCAAGGAACATCGGGCAGAAAACTGCATGACCGTCAGCAAGGGCGGAAAAACCAACGAGTTTTACTTTTTCGGCGGCAAGGATGAGAGCAGCCAGGACTTGATTCAGGGCATCACCCTTGCGGGCGCGTTCTTCGACGAGGTGGCCCTGATGCCGCAGAGCTTCGTCAATCAGGCCACAGCCCGTTGCTCTGTCACCGGGTCGAAGTTCTGGTTCAACTGCAACCCGGGCAGCCCGCAGCATTGGTTTTATCTGGAGTGGGTGCGAAAGTGCCGTTCCCGCAGGATGATGTATCTCCATTTCACGATGGACGACAACCTGTCACTTGCCGAGGACATCAAAGAGCGCTACCGCAGCCAGTACAGCGGCGTCTTCTATCAGCGCTACATTTTGGGCCTGTGGACGGTGGCGGAGGGCCTTGTATATGACATGTTCGACCGCAAGAAGCACGTTGTTGATGCGCTGCCGGCGCTGTCTCCAAAGAGCGCCTATGTGGCTTGCGACTTTGGCACACAGAATGCAACGACCTTTCTGCTGTTCCAGAAGCAGGCAGATGCAGACTGCTGGATCGTCACACGGGAGTACTACTACAGCGGCCGCGAACAGAAGCGGCAAAAAACCGTGGGCGAGTACGTAACAGATCTCAAGGTGTGGCTGAATGGCATCAAGCCGGAGAGGATCATCGTTGACCCCTCTGCCCTGCCCCTGATTACAGAGCTGCGCAAGAACGGCTTTACCCAGACGCCCGCAAACAACGACGTTCTGAGCGGCATTCTGGACGTGCAGACCATGCTGCAGACCGGGCGGCTGAAGATCTGCAAAGACTGCAAGCACACGCTGGAGGAGTTCGGCGTGTACGCTTGGGACCCGGACAAAGACGACACCGTGCTGAAGGTCAACGACCACTGCATGGACGCTATCCGCTATTTCGTGCGCACAAAGCGCCTTGTGAAACTGAGGGATTGATTTTGAGCACTGTATACACATTCCAGACCTTCCAGCAGGCGCAAGCCGCCGGGGAACAGCCAGATTTCATCCGGCGCTTCGTGCAGCAGCACTGCACTTCCGGACCTTACAAGATGGCTCTGGACGCCGACCTGTACGATGCCCAGAAAAACCCGGGGGCTGAACGCTTCGCGCAGGCTTACGCTTTGATGCTGAAGCGCCTATCCAAAAACACCAAGCAAGACATCCTACACCCCGATATGGTCAAGAGCAATCTTTTCCGGCGGCTCAATAAGCAGAGAGCCACATACTCCCTCGGCAACGGCGTGGTCTTTGCGGACGATGGCGTGGACAAGGGCAAGCTGGGGCAGAACTTTGATGAGCAGATCCAGAAGGCCGGATATTTCGCCCTGATCCACGGCGAGAGCTTTGGCTTCTGGAACAACGACCATCTGGTGGTTTTCAAGCTGACCGAGTTCGCTCCCCTGTACGATGAAAAGACAGGCCTTTTGCAGGCGGGTGTGCGCTTCTGGCGGCTGAATCCTGACACAGATATGCACTATATCCTGTACGAGCTGGACGGCTTCACTGAGTACACGGAAAGCAAAATCGGCAATGTGATGCAGGAGACAGCGCCGAAGCAGGCATACAAGAGCGTGACCGTCACCACACCCGGCGGCGGGCTGGAAAGCGTGGAGGGCGAAAACTACAGCGCTCTCCCCATTGTGCCGCTGTGGGGCTCCGACCTGCACCAGAGCACCCTTGTGGGGCTGAAAGCCTACATCGACAACACCGATCTGGTGATGTCCGGCTTCTGCAATGACTTGCAGGACTTTTCGCAGATTTACTGGCTGTGCGAGAACTTCAACGGCATGACCGATGACGAGCTGCAGGAGTTCCTCGTCAAGCTGAATTTGTACCACATTGCAGGTGCAGACACCAGCGAGGGCGGCAAGATCACCCCCTACACCACCGAGATCCCCGTGACGGCCCGGCAAACCCTGCTGGAACTGCTCCACACCCGGGTGTATGAGGACTTCGGCGGTCTGGATGTGCACTGCGTCAGCGCGGACAGTACCAACGACCATCTGGATGCGGCCTATGAACCGCTGAACCAGAACGCGGACGACTTCGAGGCGCAGGTCAAGCCGTTCATCCGGCAGATCTGCGCACTGGCCGGCTTCGAAAACGCTATGCCGACATTTAACCGCAGCAAGATCACCAACACCGCCGAGCAGGTCAGCATGGTCATTTCCGAGGCAACCATCATCGGTCAGGACATGGCCATTGACCTGCTGCCCAACCTGACCCCGGAACAAAAGGAGCAGGCCAAGGCCGCGCTGATGGCTGAGAGCGCAGAGCGGGAGACCGTGGACGAGGAGGAAGACACCGATGAAAAAAACCGGCAAAATTTATGATCCTCTGGGAAGATTGATCGATGTGATGCTTTTTGTCGCTGATTTTGCCATTGTGGCTGGTTGCTTTCTGGCCGTTGCGCAGGCGATTGGCTTATGACCGACCGTGACCGCATTTCCACCCGGCAGCTGAACCGCCTGCGCCGCCGTATCCTCCGGGTGTACGGAACTGCTCGCCGGGAAATGCAGAAGCAGCTGACCGAGTTTCTGGAAAAGTACCGAGCTTTGGACGAGCGCAAGCGGGCGCAGATGGCTGCAGGCGAGATCACCGAGGACGATTACCGCATCTGGTTGCAAAATCAGGTCTTTCAGTCCGATTTGATGCACGCTAAGCTGGACGGCATCACGCAGACCTGCACCACAGCCCAAGAGATGGCCTACAAGCTGGCCCGGGACGAGCAATACAACATCTTTTCCTTTGGCGCAAACTGGGCTTTCTACGAGCTGGAACAGGCCGCAGGAGTGACGTTCGGGCTGACCCTGTACAACACCGAAGCGGTCAAGCTGCTGCTGAAAGAGAACCCCCGCATGGTGCCAAACAAGCGCATCAAGAGCGAGAGCAACCGCACCTATGACGCCCGGGTGTTCAACCGCTACGTCATGCAGGGCATCGTGCAGGGCAAGAGCGTCCACGACATTGCTGTGCAGGCCGTCAACGGTATGGCAGATACAGAGATCCACTGGGCCATGAACAACGCCATCACATCCCTTACCAGCGCCCAGAACGCCGGGGCATTGCAGCAGATGCGCAACGCCCAGGCTTTGGGCATCGAGGTCAAAAAGCGCTGGAACTCCACCCACGACTACCGTACCCGTGAAATGCACCGCCTGCTTGACCAGCAGACGGCAGAGCTTGACGAGCCGTTCAAGGTCATGGGTTACGAGATTCAGCACCCCGGAGACCCCAACGCAGCACCGGAGATGGTCTACCACTGCCGCTGTGTACTGTCCTCTGCGCTTGGCAAGTATCCCCGGCAGAACGCCATGCAGCGGGACAATGTGACTAAAGAAGTCACTCCCGTCATGGATTACACCGAGTGGTATAAATCCAAGGGCGGCAAGGAAGCCGAACAGATGTGGTGGGCGGAAGAGAGAAGACACAAAAACAATAAAACGAAAGGAGAGACGGAGTAATGGGTGGTGGCGGTAGCGCATCAAAAAAGCTTAGCAAATCTAGCGGGGGCTCTGGAAGTTCTGCAATGGCAAACGGTGGGACTGCCAACGAACACGAGTTTGAATCTTTTGTAAATGGCAAATGGGTCACCGATTACAGCAAAATTGCGGCAGTGGAGACAAAGAAAGCCGCCGTTGTTGTGGATAGTTCGAGATACAAGAAAACGCATAACGATGTTGTGTCTTTTGTTAAAGAGCAAGTTGGCGTTGATCTCAACAAATATCGAAGTGGCGACGGTTCCTCTCCGTCTCACACCACATATTGGGACAAGAGCGGTCCAAAAGTTGCATTTGATCTAAAAGGGATGTCGTCGAGCGACCGCACAAAACTCATGCAACTCACACAAAAGCCGTTTGGCGTGACGGTCGAACAGGGCGGCGCATGGATTGGCTTTGTTTCGAGAAAAAAGAAGAAAAAATAAGGCTTGGAGGGATGAACTGTGCCGTATTACCCAGTAGAAAACACTCACAAGGCAGTATTCCCGGGTGCTGGCAAGTTTCACATGCCAATTATCAAGCCGGAAACGGATATTCGTATTGATAAGTTAGAATGGATTCCCTTCGACAAAATCCAGAAGACTAAACCGGGAGATAGAGCCGGACAAGGCGTCCATTTTTACTGCGTTGACCGTGCTTTTGAGGCCGTGTGGCGCACACCTGACAGATACATCCCGCTTTTGCAGCAGTTCGGTGCAGTATGTTCGCCGGACTTTTCTATGTACCGTGATCACCCGGAAGCGGTACAGATTTGGAGTATGTACAAACGGCACTGGCTCGCAGCGTACTGGCAAATGCACTGTATCAAGGTCATTCCGACCCTCGAGTGGGTCTGGCCGGAGAGCTACGAGTGGTGTTTTGATGGCGAGCCAAGAAACGCCATTGTGTCCATTTCGTCGTGCGGCTGTATGCGCGAGAAGTTGGCAAAAACATTGTTTACGATGGGTTGCCAAGAAGCTATCCGGCGGCTGAATCCTACACAAGTTTTGTGGTACGGCAAGCCGCTGCCTGACATGGATTTCAACGCAACCGTTATAAAATCCGAATACAACAAAGTAATGGGGAGGTATTACGATGGGCGGGTCCGGCGCAGCGAGTAAAAGCACAAAGGTTGTTGGGATGGCAAGACTAAAAGGCTCCCCCTCAACGGTAGCCGACGCAAAAGAAGTAAGAGCAATCTTAAATGAAGCACTAAACGACGGCATCGAGACAATGAAGCAAATGGAAAGCCGCGTTGGAAAACAAATGGTGGATGAATCCATCGCACGTGCAGAACGTGTAAAAAATGTTATAAATCGTGAAAAAGAAGCGAGGGAACTTAGCTCCTTTTTGAATACGTACACAATGAATTTGGTCGCTAAAACAGGTTCTGACCAGAACACCCCGCAACAAAGAAAGAAAATGTACGCAATGAACGCCATTCAAAACGCAGTTCAGAATGTTCAAAAGGTGGAAAAAAGGGAAGCCAATCTTTATATTTCTGATTTTGAGAGAAAAATCGCAAAGGCTTGGAACGGCAAATAACCATGAAATTTTGATAGGCTATGACCAAAATTAAGCCGCAGTATGCGGAAGTGAGAGAGGTGTCACGATGGGCGGAGGAGGAAGCCAAAGTAAAAGCAGCTCAGCGAGAGCAGGCGGCGGATTCAAAATTACAAAAAAGGAAAGAGAAACGACCCAAGGATATATAGACCAAGTCATAAAAAAGCGCTGGGATTCTTTGGACAACGTAAAAATCACAAAAACACGCGAAGACCAAATCAATATTTCCTATGATGCAAAAAAGACCAGAGAGCATTACAGAATGGGCAGAATGAATGCCTATTATGACACAATTGAAACTGTTGCACACAGAGAAAATGTGCTCTTTTTTCAAAATGGAAAGCTTGTCCATATTGATACCGGGTCACTTAATCCCAAAAATGTTTCAACTGAACGAGTGATTAAAACTCGCAAAGAGGGCGGAACAACAAGGCGAAAGAAGAAAAAGTAAATGTGCAAGTACTGTGATACAAGCCAAATGCATGAAGAAAATATTGCTGACAGTGGGGTTGGCGATTTTTTAAGCATTGGTGTTGATAAAGCAAAAAAGTGCTATTTGAAATCGTGGGGAAACGATGAAGCCGTTTGGTATCCGAATTTTTGCCCTGAGTGCGGTCGCGTCTTAAAGAAAAAGCGAGAACCGAGGGGTGAACCGTGAACTTTAACTACGACATCAAATTCACCGACAACACCCCGAGGCTACATGAGGCACTGGACTCATGGGCAGAGCGGGCGCTGACCATCTGGGGCATGAAGGTGCAGGACTACGCCCAGCTGCTTGTGCCTACTGGCACGGCAGACAGCACGGGCATTGAGGGCTACGTGGGCGGCGCGCTCAAGCAGAGCCTGACCTACGCCGTAGACCTCGCAAAAAAGACCGTGGCCATCGGGTCAAATCTCTTTTACAGCGTCTACGTTGAGCTTGGCACGGGCATCTTTGCCGAGAAAGGCAACGGACGCAAAACGCCGTGGGTCTGGCAGGACTTCAACGGAAAGTGGCACTTTACCCGTGGCATGGCCCCACGCCCGTTCCTCCGCCCGGCGGTGGAAGATCACATTGACGAGCTGCGAGAAATCGCGGTGGAAGAAGGAAACAAGGAGGTGTAATTCATGGATTTGGAGAAAATGTTCAAAACGCCAAAAGAAAAGTTCCTGCCCGATGATGTGAAAAATGCACAGTGCGAGGCAGAAGACCTTTTCCTTGAGCTTGCAACGCAGCTTGACGCACTTCCTGAAAGCCGAGAAAAAAGTCTGTGCATGACAAAATTACAGGAAGCGAAGTTTTGGGCGGTCGAATGTATCACCAAAGTTGCACGCAAAAACTAAATACTCAGCGGTTGGCGCACAGCGTCAGCCGCTTTTTTATGCCGCTTTAGCTCAGGTTGGCAGAGCACCGGATTTGTAATCCGGGGGCCGTGGGTTCAAGCCCCACAGGCGGCACCACACCGGCAGCACGTCCGGCAAATAAACCTTATTGCCAAGCATGGCAGCCCGAGCAAGGGCGGAAAGGACTATCACATGGCACTCAAAAGAGCTGACATCCGCACGATTCTGGAGAACCCCGAAACCTCCAACGATGACAAGGCCAAGGCCATTCTGGACGCCCTGCACAAGGAGACGGACGAACTCAAAGACCAGCTGGATGCAGAAAAAACAGCCCGCACACAGGCCGAGAAAGACCGCGATGCAGCCAACGGCGGCAAGGAAGCCGCAGAAAAGGCGCTGACCGACTACAAGGCCCAGCAGACCCAGAAGGACACCCGGGCCACGAAAGCAGCGGCATACAAGCAGCTGCTGAAGGACAATGGCGTGCTGGAAAAGCACTTTGACCGCGTTGTAAAAATGACCGGCGCGGACATCGATGCTTTGGAGCTGGACGAGAACGGCAAGGTCAAGGACGCAAAGAAGTTCATGGACAGCCAGAAAGACGTATGGGGCGACTTTGTGGCTACAACCACGACCACCGGCGCAAAGGTGGACACCCCGCCCATCAACGCCGGCTCCAAAATGACCAAAGAGCAGATCATCAACATCAAAGACGCAAGCGAACGGCAGGCGGCCATTGCGGCCAACCCTGAAGCGTTCGGGCTTGCAGCAAAGGAGTAACACATGGCAGCACCCGAAAATCTTACCACTGCTTCCCAGATCACTACCTCTATTCGTGAGGTGGATTTTGTTACCCAGTTCCAGAAGAACTGGGACGCTCTGCGCACCATTCTGGGCATCATGCGCCCCATCCGCAAGGCACCTGGCACCAAACTGGTCTCCTACAAGGCAACCGTTGACGGCGGCCTGCAGGGCGGCACCGCCGTGGGTGAAGGCGAAGACATCCCTCTGACCAAGACCAAGGTTGAGCCCGTGGCCTATGACGACATCGAGCTCGGCAAGTGGGCAAAGGCGGTTTCCATCGAGGCTGTTACCAAGTACGGCGCAACCGTGGCCGTGGAGCGCACAGACACCGCTTTCCGCAATGAGCTGCAGAAGAAAGTTCTGACCGACTTTTACACCTTCCTCAAGACCGGCAAGCTGGTAGGCACCCAGAAGACCTGGCAGCGTGCTCTGGCTATCGCAAAGGGCGCAGTCCTGAAGCGCTTTGCCAACGACAACCTGGATGTGACCGAGGTCGTGGGCTTTGCCAATATCATGGACTTCTACGACTACCTGGGCGACAAGGAGATCACCGTTCAGACCGAGTTCGGCCTGAACTATGTGAAGAACTTCCTCGGTTACAGCACCCTCTTCCTCCTGCCTGATGCTTACATTGAGCAGAAGAAGGTGATTGCCATTCCCGTGGAGAACATCGACCTGTACTACGTGGATCCCGCAGACCGGGACTATGCCACCATGGGCGCAAACTACACCGTTTCCGGCGAGACCAACCTGCTGGGCTATCATACCGAGTACAACTACAAGAACGCCACCACTACCAACTATGCCATCATGGGCATGAAGCTGTGGGCAGAGTATCTGGACGGCATCGCAGTCGTGACCGTCGGCACGTCCAACACCGAGCCCGCTGTGGCCGCCTCTGAATCCACCGGGCGAGAATAAGAGGTGACTTTGCATGACCGTCCCTGAGCTGTGCGTTTACACGCACAATTTCTTTGACCGGGCAGATGATCCTATTGCCGGGGAGTTTGTCTTTGAGCCGGACACCGTGCCCGCCGGGGTAGTGCCGGGGCAGTATTTCCTTGTGTGCGGGTCTATCTTCAACGACGGCGTGCACAAGGCCGGGGACGGCGATCTGACCGCCGAGACCTTCACCGGGACGGTGCAGCCCATGCGCGTGCCGCCTGATTTTGTGGCACTGGCCGAAAAGATTGACGCATACGACAAGGCACTGCCGTCCGGCGGCGTGTATGTGTCCCAGTCCTTCGGCGGCTGGTCCGGCACGATGGCTACAGGTGCGGACGGTCTTCCCGCAGACGGCAAGACCAAGTTCCGGGCCGAAATCAACCAGTGGAGGAAGATGTGACATGGTCAATTCGTTCGCTGCATCCACCGTGATGCAGGGCTTTACAAAAAAATTCCGCTTCCAGACCCGCAGCTATGAGCCTGACGGCGTGGGCGGCTTTGTCTCTGGCTGGACGGACGGCCCGGAATTTGAGGCTGTAGAGCGCCACGACACCACCGTGGAGGCTCAGGTTGCAGAGCAGGCGGCTACAGCGTCCACCTATACGCTGTTGGTCAACACCGGTGTGCCTCTGGCTTTCCCGGACTACATCAAGCGGGTGAGCGACGGGCAGACCTTTCAGGTGACGAGTGCAGCCGATGAGGGCAGCGCTCCGGAAGAATCCGGCATGGGTCTGCGGGCCGTCAAGTGCAAAAAGGCGGTGCTGCCGTAATGGGACCGTCTGAGAGCATCAACCGGGCGCTGAACGCCTTTTTTAACGGCTTCGGCGTCCCCGGCTACCTGGAAGACAACATTCCGCCCGGCGCAGAACTGCCGTATCTGACCTATCAGCCGACAATCCCCGGCGGCTGGAATGAGTCCAGCACCTTCCACTCCCGGCTTTGGTATCCGAGTGCCAAAGGCCGGGCGCCTATTTTGCAGACCGAAGACAGGATAAGCGCAGCCCTTGCAGATGGCTTGACCATCGAATGCGAGGGCGGCGCTATTCTTTTGCACAAAGGCACTCCGTGGGCGCAGCCGCTCGACAACCCGCCCGAGGGTTATTTGTGCGAATACCTCAATTTTGAACTCACACGGTTTATACCGTGAGTAAAGGAGCAATATGGCAAGAAAATTTTCCAAAATTTCGCAGAAAGCGTTCGAATCCATGCAGTTCAACGCAGGCATCGTGGTCAACAAGTTTGATGTAACCGGCGAGACCGAAGTTCAGGACGCAGACATTATCACTGCCACGACCGGCGGCATCACCGCGACCTGCAAGGCAAACTTCACCGATCTGGGCGCGGACGTGGACAACGCCCAGAAGAACACCGCAGAGCTGATGCAGATCGAGGACTACGACTGCACGCTGGCCTTTACGGCCCTGAATGCCACAACGGACGTTATCAAGCTGGCGCTGGGCGCTGCGGATGTGAGTGACACGAAGGTCACGCCCCGTATGACTCTCGACCCCACCGCCAGCACCGGCGACTTTAAGGACATCTGGTGGGTTGGAGACACGCTGGATGGCGGTATGGTTGCAGTCCGACTGATGAATGCACTGTCCACCGGCGGTTTGACCCTGAAGACGACCGACAAGGGAAAGGGCAACATTGCAGTCACCCTGACCGGCTGCCCCCGCCTGGGCAGTGACGTGGTGCCTATGGAGTGGTACTACAGCCCGAAGGCTGCGGCGTAAGGAGGCTATAACATGAAAACCCTGAACCAGATGGACGAGACCGAGTTCCTGCGGCGCTGCTGGCTCATCGCTGACGCGGTGTCTGACCTGCTGACCAAGACCAAAGTCATGGAGCTGCGCAAGGTTATGCCGGTTTTCAACGGCAGCGAGACCGAGGAAGAAAAGAAACAGAAGAGGGAAGAGCAGAGCCGAAAAAACCTCAAGGCAATGGCAAAAAGCCTGCTCTTTGAGAACGCTGAGGCTACCGCCAAGCTGCTTCCGCTGCTCTATGAGCCGGACGTGGACAAGGACGGCGAGCCAGAGACCATGACGCCGTTCAAGACCCTGCGCGTTATCACTGCCACTATCGAGGACAAGGACGTGCTGGATTTTTTGTTATCGTTGGTGAAGCTGGGCCAGACGAGTATCGACGCCTGACTTCGTCCATTCGGCTCGATATGCTGCGGCTCATCGGCAAGCCCTACATCGTCCAGCACATCATGAACACCCGGCGGCAAGAGGCTATTGCTTTGAGCTACCAGGCATACATGACGGACACGCTGGCAAGCTTTGCAGGAGTAGAAGAGCGCTGGGCTGACCGGGTGGCAGGAATCATCGATCCCCGCCCCTCAGAGCCACAGCAAAGCGCCGAAGAAGTGATACAGAGAATCAAAAATGGCTTGAATGGAGGTGAAGAAACCTGAAGCTCTTTGAATTGAGCGCCACCCTCGGGCTGGACACGTCCGCGTATGAAAAAAATATCGATAGTGCAAAGCAGACTATGCAAAGCGCTGCCAAGTCTATGCAACAGAGCACAAGCAAAGCTGGTTCTGGTGCAGAAAGTATGGCAAAACAATTTGCCTCAGCCGCAGCAAAAGCTCAGATTCTGGCAAGCGCAGTCGTAACTGTAGCAGAAAAAGCTTTATTCGGCGTCTCGAATTTAGTAAGTACTGGAGTCCAGTACAACATGCAAATGGAAAAATACCAGACTGCATTTACTAATATGTTGGGCAGCGCCGAAAAGGCTGCAAGCGCTTTGCAGCAAATCAAAGAGGATGCAGCACGCACCCCACTTGACGTTGCATCTTTAGTGCAGGCAAACCAGCTTTTGATTTCTGCCGGCGTTGACGCAGGCGAGGCAAGAAAAACCATCCTTGCACTAGGAGACGCGGTGGCTGCGGCTGGTGGTGGCAATGCAGAGCTTTCCCGCATGGCACAAAACTTACAGCAGGTTAAGAATGTCGGTAAAGCGGCAAGTATTGACATCAAGCAGTTTGCTTATGCAGGTATTGACATCTACGGTATTCTGGCCGATTACACCGGAAAATCCACCGCAGAAGTCCAGAAAATGACCATCACATACGACCTTCTGACCGCAGCACTTCAAAGAGCATCCGAAGAAGGCGGACGGTATTACAACGCAATGGAAACGCAGAGCCAAACCCTAAGCGGGCGGCTTGACACCTTGCGTGATAACTGGTCGCAGCTTCTTGGAAGCCTTTCAGAGGGCCTTGCCGATGTAGAGGGCGATTTGGTTTCTGCTGCTACCGAGTGGGTACAGACGTTGCAAACCTCTTTCGAAGAATACGGCGCAAAAGGCCTAATGGAAGCGGGCGGCAGTATCGTAAATGATATTGCGAACGGCATCGCAGATCACATTCCACAGCTTGCGGAGCAGGCCGGGGCCGCTGTTCAGCGCTTTTCGGACTACCTCGTTGAAAATATGGAGACTATCGTGGAGACCGGCGGAAACCTTCTCGCCAGCCTTGCCGATGGTATCTTAAATGCTTTCCCTGATATTGCAAATGCCGCCGTGCAGACGGTAGGAACTCTGGCCTCTGAATTATGGGCGAATGCAGACAAGATTTTCGAGCAGGGCGCACAGCTGGTTGGAAAGCTTTGCGAAGGACTTCTCAGCGTTTTGGGGAATGTAATCGAAGCGACCGGAACAATCGCGGAAGCTATCGTCACAAAAATTTTCTCAATAGACTGGAGCGCCGTCGGCAAAAATATCGTTTCCGCAATCGGTCAAGGTATTTCCAACGGTATCGCATCTTTGAGCGGACCGCTTGACCGGCTGTCTTATAAGCTAAACCATGCACTCGGCAAAGTGGGATACGCTGAGTATAACAGCTTTGAGGCGTGGGCGGCGGCAAACGGAAAGACTGACGAGACAGAATATCAGCATGGAAGCCAGAAAGACGATGACTATTGGCGTCGCTACGGTGAACGGATGGCGGCGCAATATGGGCTGAACGAGAAAACGGAGCCAGAGCCTACCGGTACGGGTGGAGACGGCGCCGGAGTCACTCCGGGCAAGACCACAACTCCGAAGCACGTCGCCGCTGATACCAAAAAGCTGGCCGATACTATCAAGGAGACCTCTCAGGAGATACTTGCTGGTACGGGCAACATCGTTGGCAGCATCCAGCGCGTGACCGAGACCGCGGACAACACCTACAACGTCTATGACGGCACCACTAAGCAGCTCAAAGGCACCACCAAAGAGACGGTGCAGACTATCACCGACTCGTGGACTGAGGTAGTGGACGGCGTCGAAAAGACTATTAGAAAGGTCACAAAAAACGTGACCGATGCCGATGGCAAAATCACCACCACGGTCAACCAGACCTGCGACAAGGTGGTTCTGTCTGTCTCTGAGATGCAGTCTCGTATTGACAAAAATCTCAGCGAGGCCAAGACCAAATGGCAAAACGGCATCATGGGGACGCTCCAAAGTGTGCTCACCGACCTCAAAAACGGCAACTGGACAAGCCTTGCCACCGACTTTGCAAAGCTGATTTGGGGCGAGGTCACGCAAGAGCAGCGCAACATCATCTCCAAATGGTTTTCGGACGCCCTCACTGCTATCAACGACAGCTATTCCGGCGGCGGTATGAGCGGCCTGAAAGATACGCTCCACAAGCTGCTCACCGATGGCATTACCTCGGACGCCAACGACGCAAAAGTGGCCGTGCAGGGCCTCTCTCAGGTCATAAACGGGCTGGGCGAGTCCGGCGGCATGGGTGCCAAGCTGGCGGGCATCGCCGGAAACTTTTCGGGCATGGCGGGCGGCATTACAAAAGCTCTCAGCAGCATTGTGGGCTTTATCATCGCAAACCCCGTGGTGGCCGCTATCCTCGGCCTGACAGCCCTTGTGGGCGGCGCAGCGTTTGCCAAGTGGCGCAGCAGCCGTGATAACGACGTCACCAACAACTACAAGAGCCCCTACGGCACAACGCCGGTGTATGACTCTCTGGCAGAGTTCTCGGCCCGCGCCGACCAGCTCAACCGCTACAGCAGCGTCACCGCGTCTCCGTTTGCTGGTAGTCAGCAGGACACCACCGGCAAGCAGCAGCTCAGCGTATTGCAGCGGATCTCCAACTCGCTGGATGAGCACCTCCCGGCTATCGGCACCGGTACGCTGGTTATCGACGCTAACGGTGTGCAGGCTCTTGCAGGTGCAATGCAGCCGACACTCACCAATGGCATTGATGGAGATTTGGGCATCCGCGCGGCCCGGAAAGCAAGAGGTGGTTAAATGGCAGCTTTACAGGGCGTCCAGCTGGGCGATCATCACACCCTCAAGGACTGGGGGCTTTACATCGTGGTGGGCGGTACGACCGTCGGCCCGGCAGAACCGGACCAGAGCCTACTCATAAAGGTGCCGTTTAGCGACCGCATTTTGGACCTCTCCAAATCTCTGGACGGCAAAGTCCATTACACCCAGCGCAAGATAACTATCACCCTCAAGTGCGTCAAGCCAAAAAAGCTTTGGCCCAACATCCAGAGCGCCCTCGAAAACGCTTTGCAGGGACAGTGGCTGCGCTGCATCTTTGATGATGACCCGTCGTGGTACTGGGAGGGCTACTGGACAGTGACCCCCCAGAGCCGCGACCGGTGGGAGAATGTCTTTACCATCTCCGGCATCTGCAACCCATACAAAGTTAGCCTCACCGCTGAGGCGGGCGCTGACTGGGAGTGGGACCCCTTTAACTTTGAGACAGACACTATTTATGATACGGCAACGGAGGTAAAAAGTCTGTGAGTTACAAAGTCTATGCAGGTACCCAGACCGCCGTAGGCGTATGGGACACCAAAGCCTGCATCTATGACCCGACTGGCGAAGACCTGCGCACTACGGCTACGCTGCTCATCTCCCCGACTCTCACCCGTGAGGCCGGTAAGGCTGGCAGTTTTGAGTTTACGCTCCCGCTGGGCAATGTTGCCCACTCGGCGCTGCAAAAGCTCAAGACCATTGTGGAGGTGGAGCAGGACAGCACGCCCATCTGGCGCGGGCGGGTCATGAGCCACGATATGGATTTTTACCTGAGACAAAAAGTGTACTGTGAGGGTGAGCTTGCGTATCTCAATGATACCGCGCTCACCCCTTATCGGTACCAAAATATCAGCATCCGGGATTTTTTGGGAAATGTCATCCGCAATCACAACAGCCAGACCGACAAATACAAAGCTTTTACGGTGGGCGATGTCACTGTTTTTGCAGATGGCCCACAGGAGTCTTTCCAGACGGTCTACATGAGAGGTTGCAAAGTGGATTCTGAGAAAGACGACGACGGCAGCAACGATTATTTCCTTGTGGATGCTGATAAAAGGCGGATATGCGATATATTAAACTACACCGTTTCAGCTGGGGAGTATATTAACAGAGGGAATGCGATACGCGTTGTCTCTGAGTATGAAGGCCAAGGCGGCAAGTCATTTACGGTGGAGCGAAACATAGCCTACAAAAACGGCAGCTTTTACGCTGTGACCGTGACGGCTCATGGCTCTAAGTACATTTACAAGCTCGGCACCACCCCGCTGACAAACTGGCGGCTGGGCGATGACGGAGCGATTCAGAGCGGCAATTCCAGCACAGGAAGATGGTCGACCTGCACGGGTTACTATCTGCACGACTTTGACACCTCCACCAATGAGGCCCTAAGCTTCGGCGACGGCAAAAACTTTGGCAAGACGTGGGACATCCTGCAATCTGAGCTGACGGACGTGTACGGCGGCTACTTTGCCGTCCGCTACTCTGATGACGGAAAGACCCGGTATCTGGACTATCTCGACGGCGAAGGAATTACGGACGAAAACCCTCAAACGATCGAGTTTGGCGTAAATATGCTGGACCTTAATAACTATGTCAAGGCCGATAACATCGTTACCCGGGTCATCGCGGTAGGCTACCAGACAAAAGGCTGGTGGATTTTTAAGAGCACCAAAACCATCCAGGAGCCGGCCGACGACAGAGAGGCACAGAGCGTCTATGGTATTATCACCCGGGTCATCGTCATCGACGGTAAGTCGATTACAAGGCAAAAGCTGCTGGACGCTGCGAACGAAGAGCTCCGGAAAAATCTAAGATACTATGATGGCATTGAGGTCAGCGCTATTGATTTGCGTGATGCAGGTATCAACACTGAGCGCCTGAGCTGGATGAAGAAGACCCGCATTATATCAAAGCCTCACGGCATTGATACACCGTTGGTGTTGACCAAAATTGTCGAACCGCTGGACGCGCCCGACAAGAAAAAGTTTACGTTTGGGACGAGTTTTTACTCTATCTCAGACCTGCAGGCCCTCAGCAGCCACAAAGCGTCTATGGCGTACAGTATCGCTTTAAGCTCTATGGGATACCTCAACGGCAATCCGATACCCACTACAAGCAAAACGTCAGTACAGTAAAGGAGGAAAGATATGGAAACGAACCTCACGGAAATCATCAAGAAAATTCGAACAGCTGTTTTAGGTAGAGAGGTGCGCAGCAGTATTGCAGATGGTTTGGAGTACTGTGGGCAGATTTCCGAAAACGCAAAGGCAGATATGGACGCAACAGCCGAAGCGGCCAAAGAGGCCATCGACAAGACCGCCGAAGACGCAAAAAACGCCATCGAATCAAATGCAGCATCTGTCAAAGAACAGCTATCTAATGACATCGACGCCAAAGCCGCAGAGACACTCAAGACTATCCCGGAGAGCTATACGGAACTTGATGGGAGTGTGAAGCAACTAAAGGAAGATTTAAGAAACGAAAATTTGTTCGTTAAGCAGAGCGCAGTTATAGGGGCTAGGTTAGTTGCAAATGGAACTACCGTAGATGACGAAAAATATTTTACATCGGATTATATACCCGTTGAAAGAGCATTAAAATATAAGAAAAATTCACCATTAATTAATGTATATCATAGAATGTGTGTATATAACACAGCTAAAATATATATTAAAAATATTGATGATACAAATGAGCTTTACAATGAAGATGGTGCATACGTTAGATTTTGTGGACTTTTAACCGAAATTGATGAAGCGAAATTTATACAGTGCAACGCTTATGATTCTATTGGTAGACTTAAAATAGAAAAAAATAATGAGTCTTATACATCTTTTAAGGATGAAGTTTTTAATAATGCAGGTTATTATAAAAAATCAGATGATTATAAAGTGACCTTAAATAGTGGATGGAGTGTTACCGGAAAATTATTAGATTCAGATAGGTACAATGCTGTAGAAATAAGCGTAAAAGATGGTGAAAAAATTGCATTCGCCGGCTCTTTCGGTGAAAATGCTGCGTGTTTAGAAGTGCTTTATGATGGTGCTTTAAAAAATAGAATCGTAATATCAGGTGATTTTAATGCGCCTAATTTATTTTATCATAAAGTTTCGAATGGTGTCACAAAAATATTACTAAGTGTGCGAAACCAAAAAAATACTGGGTATAAGTTTGAGTTTGAATATTTTAAAAACAGTATATTTGAAAGTACAAAAAGAATACTAAGTCAAGCGCAATTTATAGGGCGAAAATTTTATTCAACAGCGCATCAAGGCTATATTGGTTATGGCTCAAAAGAAAATACGTTGCAAGCATTTATTGATGCTTGTGAAAGCGGAAAATTTAACTGTATAGAAACAGACGCAAGACTAACAAAAGATAACATTTTTGTATTATCCCATGATGCTTCTATTGTCGACAGCGGTATTACTTATGTGATAAAAGAAAAAACATATGAAGAGTTAAAAAAAGTATTTACAGATATTTGCACTCTTGAAGAATGTATGAAAATTTGCAAAAAATATGGTGTTTATCTTTTAATTGACAAATTAATTGATGCAACAATAGAAGAAAATTCACAATATCTGTTTCCTATTATACGCAAGTACCGTATGCAAGACGCGGTTTTGTTTTCTTCCGCTGTGTCTCGTGAGCAGTGGACTAGAAAAATATTAGAATTTAATCCAAAGGCAAAAATAGCATTTTATTATCCGAACGAATGGTTTACAGCAGAGCAACTTGTAAAAGCTAAAAATTATGTAGACGGTAAAAATGAGATAATTATAACATGCTCTAATACCGCGATAACAGAAGAAAATTTACAGTTATTCTATGATAATTGTGACGGTGTAAAAATTGGCACAAGTGTACAAAATAATTTAGAATTGTATAAATCTTTATTTTACACTATGGATTATATAGACTCGAATAAATACGGTGTAATAGACTGTTTTTACAATTAACTAAAGAGGGCTTTATCTAACCTTAAAAACCAAAAGGAGTCTTAAAATGCTGCACACCATCCTCAACTTCCTCGCTTCCCTCTTTTCCGCCCTCTCCCGGGCGGCAGATGCCTCTACCTCTGACCCGGTGTCCACGGTGGACACCCAGAGCGCTGCTCCTCCCGGCTGGGAGGGCGCACCACCCTACCGCTACATCGACGTGAGCCGGTATCAGGGCAAAATCACCCTCGCCGGCTGGCGCAAGGTCAAAGCGGCTGGCTACAAGGGCGTCATGCTCAAGACGGTATCCACCAACAAAAAGCTCTCCAAGCGGTCGGACGGCCTGTACATCGACCCGACCTTTGAGACCAACTACCGCAACGCCCGGGCTGCCGGGCTGGACGTGGGCGTCTACTACTACAGCTATGCTATCAGCCACACCGGCGCAGACAAAGAGCTGGCTCTGCTGGCAGACGCTCTGCGCGGCAAAGAGCTGACCCTGCCGGTTGCTGTGGACATGGAGGACAACAGGCTCAAGCAGCTTTGCCGACAGGCGTTGACTGATCTGACAGCCTACGCTCTGGCCCGTATCGAGGCAATGGGCTTTTACGCCCAGCTCTACACCTACACCAGCTTCGCCAACACCCGCCTCTACATGGGCGGCGCGGCGCTGAGTCCTTACGACGTCTGGCTGGCCGACTATACGGGCAAGCCGCCTGCTGTCACCTTTAAGTACAACTCCCACCAGCACACCAGCAAGGGCCGCGTGCCGGGCATCTCCGGCGACGTTGACCTCAACGTCACTACCCTCAACTACCCCCGCATCATCCGCAAGAAGGGCCTGACCCGTCTCCGGGAGGGCGCATGAGCGACGCGATCATCGTAGCACTCATCACTGGCAGCCTGAGCCTGATTGGCGTGCTTATCTCTAACAGCAGGGCCGCTCAAAACATGGACGCCAAGCTAGAAAAACAGCAGGCCATTACCGACACTAAGCTGGACGAGCTGACCCGGGAAGTCCGGACACACAACAATTTTGCCCAGCGCATCCCGGTGCTTGAAGAACAGATGAAGGTGGCAAACCACCGCATTGCAGACCTCGAAAAAGAGAGAGGAGAGTAATACATGGCAACAATCAATAACATTTTGGGCGTCATTCCCGCCCCTGTGGCCCTCGTGCTCATGCTGGGCGGCTTCGTCTTTTACGCTCTGGGCTGCGTCCGACTGGGCTATGGCGCAGCGGTAAAGCCGCTGGTGCTGGACCTCATCGAGCGGGCAGAGCAGGAGATTCAGGGGACTAAGCGCGGCGCAGAGCGCAAAGCGTGGGTCGTCAAGATGCTCCGTGCCGCCCTGAGTACCAGCAAATACGGCAGGCTCATCAGCTGGGCCATTACCGACGAGACCATCGGCACTGTGATTCAATTTTTCTTCGACCGCGCCCGGGCGGCGCTGGAAAAGCAGTAAGGAGATTATTATGGCAAGCACTACATACCGCCATCTCGGTGGCGTCACCGAGATGTACGCCGCACAAGAGCAATTTCGGCACGTCACGAAAATGGTCTGCGCACGTTTTCGTGGCCTCACGAAAACATACCATTTTGCCGACGTTGTCAAAATGGTGACGTTTTGTCACCGGTTTGCCGTCATTGGCAGTATGGTGCGCAACGCCGGGCAGCTTCCGCAGCCTTTCTGGCTCGGTGCTGCCTGTGGCGGCGGCTCGCGTAGTGCTGCCACTGTGCCTGCAAGGACTTGACCGACAGCAGATGACCGCAGCCATCAAAAACGCACCGCTTGGGAGGGTAGACCGTAAGATAGCCTTACTGCGGTACGTTGAGCGGCTCCCGCTGCCGGACATTGCGGCACAGACACATTACAGTCGGACGGCGGTAGGCTACCGGCTGAAAGGCATTGACAAAATGCTGGATGTGTTGTAAAATAACACCAACAAATCCACCCGGCTTCTTGAAGAAGCACAACAGGGTGGATATTTGTACAACTGGCAAGTCTCCTGCGCATCCAGCGTGAGACGTAAAAACCCCCGGTGTTCCGTTTGGAGCATCGGGGGTTTTTGATTTTAAGGCTACTGGAGATCACCTATCATGCGTTATAGCCGGGGTGGCGGTCTCCGTACAGCTCGGTGACGGCCAGCACCTTGACGGGGACGATTTTGCGGGAGCCGTCCGGCTGAGGCACGGACATTGTCAACCCTGCTGCAATGGTGCGGTCAATGGCGCTGCTGTAATCGTGCTCCGGGATTGTTGCGATATTGCCAGGCGCTGCCGGTTTGCTTGTAGTGTCGCCTTGCTGAGGATTGCAAGAGACGTACACCATGCAGCCGTTGCCGTCATTGCTCTTGTAGTCGGCATAGTATCCGATGCAATGACTACAGTTGGGGGCAGGCGCGTAATAGCCGTAGTGGACGCCCTCCGGCAGCTCGATGGTTACGGCCTTACGATAAGGGACGCCGACCGGCTCATATACTCCGGTGTAACCGTTTTTGGTGATGATGTCCACGCCTCCAATGTTGGAGCTGACGTTATTGCTGACGGAGCTGACAACGCCAAAGCAGACTTGTTTGTCGCCCTTATGGGCGATAATGGCATTGATGACAATCTCCGGGGTATAATTGTTATTAGACATAATTAACCTCCTGCCGCTGTGCGGCTCTTGTATTGATTAAATTTTCACTCGTGGCAGTCTTTTTTTATCAGAGCTGTAATATAAGCGTTTACGCTCATCCCTTTTTCGGCGGCTCTATCTTGTATGACCTTTTTCTGGCCCTTAGGAATGCGCAGAGTCAGGCGGTCATAAGTAGCCTCATTGTAAGCGCTGATGTATGCGATTTGGTCAAATTTCTCCATTTGCTTCTCCTTTCTTTTTGTTTTGACGGCATTTTCGGATTCTGAGAGCGTTGACGGTGGGGTATTCGGCGTTCTGCATCCCCCTTTCGTAAGGGAGATACGACAACACCGCGTTTCGAGTAAGGCCTGTGACGGCCTGGATTTCGTCCAAAGATTTTCCGCTTTCGACGAGAGAGCTAATTTTCTTAGAAGTTTCGCTCGACCACACACCTGCCGTAATAAGGATTTTTCGGACTTTTTGCTCGCTGATATGGAGACGCTTGCTGATTTCTTTAAGGCTCAGCTCTTGCTCACTGAGCCGCACGACTGAGGAAAAAAGCACATCCATGATTCAACCCTCCAAATCAGATAAACCCGTTCAGCATTTTCGTCATGTCCGCTGCGGCGGAGCTATAAAACTCGTAACCTTTTGCCTGCGGGTGCTTTTTGAGAGCGTTGATTTGCTTGTTCTTCCTTGCTGCTAAGCCGCGGACGAGCTTGATTTTTTCATTGTGGCTTGTCCAAGGAGTAAAAGCCTTATTAGATTTTACGGTTTTAAGGGATTCTCTGTAATCGGCAATAATTTCGCAGCTTTTCATGGTTTGTTACCTCCTGATGTTTAAGTGGTTCTCTTGACACCCTCATTGTATCACATATGACGTCATATGTCAATACTTTTCGAAGGAAAAATTATATTTGCCCTTCGTTTGACGTTCGTTGCCTCTTGGCTCTCCTTAAAAAGGTAAACTGAGCGCAAAGGGAGGGAAGCGCCATGTGGCACAAGTTTAACCCCAACCCCCACGGGAGCAGCGTCGGAGACTGTGCCGTGCGGGCGGTAGCAGCGGCCACTGGCCGGAGCTGGGAGAAAGCTTATATCAGTCTTGCGCTCACTGGTTACGCCCTCGGCGACATGCCCAGTGCCAACCGCACATGGGGCGCATACCTCCAAAAGCAGGGTTACAAGCGCCGCATGGTGGAGGCGGACTGCGCCACCTGTTACACCGTGGCGAATTTTGCCCGGGAGTACCCGCGCGGCGTGTATGTACTGGGCTGCTCCGGCCATGTTCTGGCCGTCATCGATGGCGAGTGGTGGGACAGTTGGGACAGCGGCGCGGAATGCCCAATCTATTACTGGTATAAGGAGGAGTAAACGATGCCTTACAATCCGTATGCGTATCAGATGCCGACATATTACGGCCAGCCAATGCCGGACAACCTCGCTCAACTCAGGCAGGGGGCAGGCTATCAGTCTCCCATGATGCAGCAGCCGACAGCTCAGACAGCACAGGCTACGCCCTCCATCATCTGGGTACAGGGAGAAGAAGGCGCAAAAGCCTATATGGTCGCCGCAGGCAACAGCGTGTTGCTGATGGACAGCGAAAACAGCGCTTTTTACATCAAGAGCACCGACGCCAGCGGGATGCCGCTTCCCCTCCGGGTGTTTGACTACAAGGAGCGCACCACAGCCGCAAAAACGCCGCCACAAACGGCGCAGCAGCCCGGTGTAGAGTTTGTCACCCGAGCAGAGTTTGACGCGCTGGCGGCTCGCTGTACGGCACTTGAAAAGTTAGAACCTTCAAAAAATGAAACGGAGGTCAAATAAGTATGGCGAATCCTCTTTTTAATGCACTAGGCGGCGGTATGCCCGCCATGCCAAACCCTATGGGTCAGTTTGGCCAGATGATGCAGCAGTTCCAGCAGTTCCGTGCAAACTTTCAAGGCGACCCGAAAGCAGAGGTGCAAAAGCTGCTGCAATCCGGCAAAATGTCACAAAACCAGCTGAACCAGCTGCAGGCGATGGCTCAGCAGTTTCAGCAGTTCCTTCATTAAGTCGTAACCGTGGCCACGGTTCAAGCATAAAAATTATTCAAAACACACGAAAGGAGTACAAAAATGTCTCTTTCTTCCGATTCTGCGGTTCTGACCATGCCTGTTCAGCCCGCAAACACCAACGGCGGCAACGGCTTTGGTTTTGGCAATGATGGCGCATGGTGGATCATCATCCTGTTCCTGTTCGCCTTCTGCGGCGGCTGGGGCGGCAACTGGGGAGGCAATGGCAACACCGGTGCCGGTGTCGTTGACGGCTACGTCCTGACCTCAGATTTTGCCAACATCGAGCGCAAGATGGATGGTATCAACAACGGCATGTGTGATGGCTTCTACCAGCAGGCGCAGCTTGTCAACGGCGTGCAGCAGACCGTGAACAACGGCTTTATGTCCGCAGAGATCAGCCGCGCAAACCAGCAGGCGGCGTTCATGCAGCAGCTGTTTGCCATGCAGATGCAGCAGCAGGAGTGCTGCTGCGAGAACCGCTCTGCCATTCAGGGCGTCAACTACAATTTGGCCACTCAGTCCTGCGAGACCCGGAACACGGTGCAGAACACCACCCGGGACATCATCGACAACCAGAACCAGAACGCCCGCGCCATTCTGGACGCTCTGACCGCACAGCGCATCGAGGCAAAGGACGCAAAGATCGCTGAGCAGGGTCAGCAGCTGTTCGCAGCACAGCTTGCGGCATCTCAGGCAGCCCAGAACGAAACGCTCAAGGCCTACATGAGCGGTCAGCTGGCCTACTACAATCCGCGCCCCGTGCCCGCATTCCCGGTTCCTGCACCTTACCAGTACGGTAACTGCGGCACCGGTTGCGGCTGCAACGGTTGCGCCTAACCGAATAACGGCAACTGACTACAATTTGTAGACTGTTCAGCCCCTGAGCTGATTTTGCAAACCAGAGCGCCGGGGCAGTAGTCCTGGCGCTTTTTTGATGAAAGGAGCCGATAAAATGGCCGAATTTAGCAACTCTAACACCGTCAGCGTGGCAGCGGGTGAAAACCTTCCCCTGACCGAGACCGCGGTGAAAGCCCCTGCCTGCATCATGCACCGTGAGGGCAGTGGCCTCGTGACCCTGCGCGGTCTGACCAATCAATGCAAAGCGCGCTTCAAGGTAAGCTTTGGCGGCAATATCGCCATTCCCACCGGCGGCACTGTGGGACCCATTTCCGTGGCGCTGGCTGTCGGCGGTGAGTCGCTGACCAGTGCG